CTTAAATATAGAATATAAAGATTTAAATCTTTTCATGCTATTTCTAATTTCTTTAGTATTTAAGCCTGTCATGTTCCTAATATACAATAAAATAAGGTTTTTGTTGAATTTAGTTGAATTCTTATTTGTTTCATTTTGGGTGAATAATTCTTTCCAACCTTCCAGAATTTTAACTAATGAATGACCAACTTTAAATTCGTTGTCATTTAACCCTTCCTCATTTAACTCCTCTTTTATTGATAAAGTTAATTTATCAATAAAATTTGTTAAATCTAATTCCCCGTCATCGATTCGATATAATAAATCATCTCTCTTTAAAAAATCTTGTTCGGTTTCATCAATGCTGATGAAGGAAGTATTTTTCTTATACTCCTTCATCATCTCATTGTATAGGTAATTTTTACATACAGTTCCAAAATATGAAAAAGATTTATTTCCTTTTTCAGGTTTGAATTTATCAAATTTAGTCATTAAAAATGATAAAGTATCAGCGTGTAGATCTCTAAATTCGTAAGATTGTCTATATAATTTATAAGTTCTAATAATACTTTCAATCATTTTATTGATTGGTTCTTCTAAGAATTCTCTATAAATCTTTTCTTTTTCAGCTACTGTTTTAGCATTTAAGAAAATAACAACCGCAGCCTCCTGATCCACACCATAATAATTGCGGTCTTTCTTCGGTCTTGACATTTTTAGGCTGTGACATTTTTCTCATAGTTTATGTTTCTATCTTCTTTGTAAAAAAATTCACTTTTTGCGGTTTCCATCCAAAATCTAGCTTCATCTGGCTCTACTCTAGTCGCCTCATCTTCACTATTTTTGTACTCCCAAAATAATGATGTTGGGCGCATGTTCATATGCTTGTAACCCATTTTAGGGATTACCATGATATTTCTACCATTATTTGTAAAGCGTAATAAGAACTCGTAATTGAATGTTAATCTCATAGATGGTTTATATCCACCGATAGTTTTAAACGTCTCAGTGTTGATAACCATACCATCGGGATTGATGTTCGGGAACTCAAGTAAAACCTCATGGTCAATTTGCCCTAACGTGTCAGAGAAATTAAAAGCCCATGCCGCTTCATTTGTTAAACCAACAAATTTGTTTTCAGCTGTAACATCAGTGATAATCGGTAAAAACATTTCAATCTCTGGATAAGTGTCTGTATATATTTTAACATTATTAAACCAATTAACCGAAAATTCATCGTCAAATTCCAATAAGCTAAAGTACTTTGTGGTTACTTGCGTAGCTGCATAATTCATTTGATTCTGGAATGATCTACCAGTTAAGTTTTCAACAACTTCAAGGTTATATGTGTATTTAGATTTATCTAAATTATCCACAATTTCTTTTACATCACCACAACCACATCTTACGATCATTACTTTTTCTGGGTGAGTTTCATTATTTTCAATACTCATTAAAGCCGATTCCAATAATTGATTAAAATTTGGGTCTGAAACGGCATGTACTGGGATTACTACTGTTAAGTCGATATTAGTTTTCATTTTTTTCTAAAGTTTTTTCTAAGTTTTCTTTTATTGTATTTAATTTCGATAGTTTTTTATCAAATAAACCGCCATACATTTCAACGGTAGCTTTTTCAAAGATATCAATAGTGTACATATCTTTTAACGTATCAGAAACCTTTAATAAATTTTCTGGTAAAGTATCTTCCATCCAATTTTTAATGTAATTAAAAACTAAATCAGCTATTTGATTTTCATCATAAACCCAAATACCGTTATCATCATTCATCCATTCAGGGATAATGTTAGGTACTTTACCAATTACAGGGACATTACATTTAATAGACTCAATAGGGAACGTACCAAATGAACTATCATCGTCAATCCAAACAGATAATGCACACTCTTTCAAGTTTTTAGCAAAATCTTTTTCACCCATACTATGCATATCTTTAAATGAAATAAAACGATATAACGGGTATTTTAAATAAAAAGTTTTGATAATCTTAGCAGCTTTTCTTTGATCTCTACAGTGAATAGAAACAATAGGCATTTGAGGTTTATCTGATTTTTGAAAAAATTCAGGAACACCTGGGTTAACGAATTTAACACCTTCAATACCAACTAATTCACCAATCATGTCACTTAAAGTTTTTGATGTGGTAACACATTCATTAACATCAAAATCTAACCAAGATTTACCTGGTGAAAAACTATCTAAAAGATAATCATGACATTGTACTAAAATAATTTTATCAATTGGTAATTGTTGAATTTGTTCAAACACGTTACCAAAAATTTCAGGAACAACAATGTAATCTTGAGGCCCAACAGTTAGGTTATTATCTTCGATTGAAGTATGCTCTAATGTGTCATACTCTTCACCTAACCAAGAACCTGGTTTCATGTAGTCATTTTTCTCATGTAAGATACTAACTTGGTAGCCATTATTTTTTAAAGTTAACGCTTGTCTGTAAATGTAAGCAACACTAGCTCTAGCAGTTCCTTTTGTGTCTGGCGACAAGAAAACAATCTTGCTTTCTTTGTTTTTAATTTTTTCGATCGCTAAATCAATGTTTTTTAACGTTTCATCTAATTTTTCCATTTTTTGTTATTTAATTTTTTCTTTTATGGTTTTTATTATATTCTTAATTTCTTTTGTATTGTTATCTAATTTAATAATACTAAAATCTGATTTTATATCAAGATTAAAATCATTAATTATCTTAATTGATGTTTTATCTTTTGGTTTACACTTTAATATTTTAGGGTTATCTGTAATTAAAACATCCACGTTAAGCCAAAAATCTTTATCTTTTGTTGGGAAATAAATGGTATCTAAATCAAATCCATTTTTAGATAAGAAAAATAAGGTGGCGCACTTAGATCTAGGGGATTCTTTATTTAATAAAACGAACTTAACTTTCCATTTTTTCTCCCATTCTTTAAGCATACGGATTAATCCATCAATTGATTCTTCTGAACGACCAAATATCTCAAATGAAGCTTCTTTATAAATGAAATCGTAAACATTAAAAGTTTCGTCTAATTCATTTAACGTAAGTTCTTCTGAGAAAGTGTCACCCGAATCAACTTTAAATTCTTGAACAATCTCGGTTGATTGTTTGTTTGGAAATGAAGTCTCCAAATCAAATGGGTTAATAGGTTCTATAGCCGTCTCATCTGTGACGGTATGATAAACCCTTTTTAACTGTGTGATGTGATCCCTAAGGATGTTATTAATTGTAATTCCAATAACCATATTACTGTCTTTTAAACAATAATATGGCTAAATCTGGAAAAGTAAATTATTGATTTGAATTTTCTCTGAAAATCTGCTCAATTTTCTTGATTAATGGGTTTCTTACAACATCATCCTCACCTAGGACAATGGTACCAACCTCACTAAAATCTTTGAATTTTTTTATGATAAAATTAAGTGAACTCTCACCTTTTTTCTTCATGTCAATTTGGTTTTCGTCACCCAAAAATATCATCTTAGAATTTTCACCTAAACGAGTCATAATGGTTCTGATGTTATCTATTGATATGTTTTGAGCTTCATCAATAATAGTGATCGAATTATCAATATTAATGCCCCTCATATAAGCTATTGGCATTTCTTCTATCATACCAGCAGCTCTAAGTGCCTCAACATTACTTCTACCAATTATTTTTTCAAAGTTATGTAAGAAAGAATACATAAAGGGTTCCATTTTTTCTTTCATAGTACCTTTTAAGAACCCAATTTCTTCATCTTTTAAGGTTGTAACGGATTTAACGATTACAATTTTACGGTATCTAGGATCTTTTTTAAGTAACTCTAATGCCACAGCGCATGATAAGAACGTTTTACCAGTTCCAGGTAAACCAGAGCATATTACTATCTCTTTTTCTTTGATCTCGTTTACTAAAATTTTTTGATTCTGTGTTTTGTACTTGATGTCAACTTTTATTCTATCTAAAATGCTTCCGCTGTGTGAGCGGTTAATTTCGTTTAAAACCTCGAATTCTTCTTCTGAGGTTAATTTTTTCCTTCTTCTTTGGTTACCCATAGTATGTATTTACATTTATTTATTATTACATAACAGCCAAACTAATTCAGCTATTACGCCACTACCACCATCACAATCTAATATTTCAACTTTAGGATTGTTTTTTATCAACTTGTCGCAATCTCTTGGTGCAAAAAATCTGCTAGCAGATTCAATTAACGGGTAATCCCAAACATCATCACCTATTGCTATATAACTACCAGTAAATGTTTCTAAAAATTTTATCTTTTCTTTTAAAATAACCACATCAGCCCCAGTTTTTTTTGCAAAATCTTTAGAACCTGACCAACTACTTGCTGTTAAAATTGTAACATCATAACCATGACTAATTAATTCTCTTATAGCCCTAACATCACGGGTATTCGTACCTTTAAATTGTTTACCATCATGTGTGTAAAAAATTTTACCATCGGTTAGTACACCGTCAAAGTCTATTATAATTTTAGTTACTTCTTCTTTACTATACATATTAACCATCTTTTATCGCCACCAATATCTTCACTACTTCCAATAGTAATATCAGAGCTATCTAATAATACGGTTTCTTCACCATGTTTATTAGTTAATGTTAAACCATGTGGTTTGTATTGTAAATCCCATTGATGGAATCCAATCCAATTTTCAAATGTACCTTCACATTCAAATCCTTGAATGATTAAATACCCACCACTTTTAGTAGCTTTTAATAATTTTTCAACAGCTAATTTTGGGTCTTGGCTATGATCCAAGGCATTTGATATATGGACAATGTCAAACTCATTATCGTAAGGAAGTTCTTCTGCTGGATATGTTAACGGAGCTGGGATATTATATTTATTATAATCAAAAACTATTTGATATAACTCACCTAAAGGGTCAGCTGCGATTAAATTTGATTTATTTGATAACCCGTTCAATAAAGACACCGCACCACTACCAACATCTAATATGTTGTCATTTTTATTAGTCAATATAAATTCAGCTACTTTATTATTTAATTCTGGGGTTTTTTCTTTACCAACCCAACCAGTAATAAAACGATCTGTTTTAACGAATTCTTTCCAAAAAGCTAATTCGTAAGCTACTCCATGTAATTCTAATGTTGTCATTTTTTTTTATTTATTATTTATTATTATTGTTACCAAATTAATTTTTTCCAATTTAATCCGTATTTTGAGATTAGTATTTTTTCCTCAATTGGGTTCCAATACCATCTTAATTCACTTCTTAATTTTGTTATTATGTGTTTTTTATCATCCTTTAATAAATATGTATGATTAACCGAAGTTCCATGATCGACACCTATTTTATATCCCATTTGTTTAACATCATAACTCCAAACTAAATCAAAATACCAATACCGATAATTTTCATCCAATTTTTGTTTTAAGAAAAGTTCAGTCTTTACGATTGGTGCTGTCCATTCTATATATTTTGTTTCCACAACATCATTTGTACCATTATTTCTGTGAGACGCATGATCACTTTCATGAGATGGGTGAATAGCCCCAAAACCTGTTTTATCCATAGATTCAACTAACCTATGTACTGTGTTTATATTAAAACCAATATTTGTCACAAAAAACAAATACTTGGGTAAATCATTACCGTATTTTTCAATTAATTGAGGTATGCAGGTATTAAAAGCTTTGCTCATTGACCCAACACCTTCTCTATCAACGTAAATAACTGATAAGCCAGAATTTATTATATCAGATTGGGTCAATTCCCAATACGGTTCAAGGTATTTTAATGCAATGATACAAACATCACCTTTTATTTTATTCATCTGTTCCTTATTTAACATTGGTTTATTTCTTTCTTTTTTTAATTTTATTTTTTTATATTCGACTCCTGATTGTAGTTCTTTGGCAAATACTCTCATTATTAATCACTTATTATTTTATTCACCTCCTCCATCCAAAAATCCCAAGTAATGGTTTTAACGTAATTCAAACAATGTGAAGACATGTAGTCATATTTATTCTTATCACCTAATAAACCAATAACAGCGTTGTATAATTGGCGTTCATTATAAGGAACTCTAACACAATTAAAATCGTTGATTAAATCATCATCACCATAATTTATAGCCCTTACAGTTGGGGTTCCTTTAGTCATAGCCTCCATTGGTGCGCAACTTCTAGCGTCATATTTAGTGGCTTTTATTAATATTGTAGCTCTATCATATAAATCATTCATTGTTTTTAAATCAGGGTTATGATAGTACTCATTTGGTATTTCCGCAAATGTTTTTAATGGTCTGTTCGAATATGCTAAAATTTTATATTTCATTTTTTTAAGTTTAGCCGCCACTCTTGGTGCTAAGTTATCAATATCCTTACTTGGGTTTGTTGGTTCCCAACCTTCAACTAATATGATGTTTTCTTTTTTGGGTTTTTCACTTATAGTAAAATCATCTAAATTAACACCATTCCCAATATAATAAATTTCACCAGTACGTTTAAATTCATTTTTAATCATATCAATATTCCATTGAGATATTGAGAATAAAGGGTATTTTGATGTGTAAAAATCTGTACATTTTTTTAACCATTCAGCGTCATTTGGGTTAAATAAGTGTTCAGCCATTTGCATAAAAATAAAACACTTTTGATTTGGTGTTAGTAAATCTTGTAAGTGTATTGAGTGTGGGCTTGTAATAATTACACGATCATGATTAATAATATTATTCTTATTAACTTCTAGTTTTACAATAGGGTCAATATCAAACCATTTACAGTTAGTTTCACCATCCGCAATATATAAAGTTACGTTGTGCCATTTGCTTAATCTGTTAGCCCATTCTAATATAACTCTAATACCACCATGCGGTACTTTAACTGAAGGGCACGTTATGAATAAATTAGAGTCGTGTGAAATCGTGTCAACCGATTTAAAAAAGGTGTCGCTATGTATATTTTTATCATCAATAAATAAATCGTAAGCTGGTTTACCAAATTTTAATTCATGGTATTTAACCCCCCACTCTTCAAATTGTTTTTTTGTTAATTCAGAATAATCAATACCAGACACAGAACCTCTTGCCGTCCAATAAACAATGGTAGCACCATCATCATAAAGATTATTAATTTTATTAATCCTATCCATCATTGGTTTTGAATTTTCATAATCCATACCATTAGTTTCGGCAATTGTGTTATCAATATCTACGTAAATTTTTTTATTTTTTTTTTCAAAGAATAAAAATTCGTAATTTGATTTGTTG